ATGCCTGCCATATTAAGCACAGCACCGACGAAAGCAGCACACCAAGGAACAGCATCATGCTTAATCTCAGGATGTCCTGCCAGTTTATAGAAGCCAACAACGATGGGATTATCTGCATCGTCTTTGCCCTCCTTTGTGCCAAGATAAGTCCTGGCAATGGTAAGCCATCTAGGTTCCATTTTGATCTCCTTACAGTTGAACGGAAAGAAGTACTAAGGCGTGAGTGCTATCATCGAGATAGCTTATAGTTCCTTCCCACAGGTTAAAATGGCAGATAACACCCTCATCCATGATTAGAACATCCGGCATAAAGCTCGGCAATTCCACATCCCCGTTGAAAGCATGAGCCGGTGAGGTGATCAGATGGTCTTTATTGCAAGCGGGACACCGGACAGTCCAACCACCAGAAACAGGAGTTACTTTAGCCATCACAACCTCACAAGTTGAAAAGCGTCAACGATATTTTCGTAGTGGCCCAAGCCTAACCCCCCATATTGGTTCCACCCGGCAGCATAGAGCTGATTGGTTGTGGATTTCACAAAGAAGTGGGCGAGGTTGGTACCCCCCGCAGCCACGGCGACTAGTGAAGATGCCAATTCGCCATTAGGAAGGGGTGCCTTCAGGTAGGATGTCTGAGAAGCGGGAACATTAGACTGTGCTGAAGCCAATCCACCGTTTGTGCCATATCCTGCAGACCAAATAATTCCCACTGAGTCTCTAACCATTATTGACACATTGTTTTGCTCTCCTGCGAAAATTACGTCAGCCACAGTGCTCTGTGCAGCAAATGAGGGCTCACTAAAAGTAGACTGATCTGTGGTATTGCCGTTTCCAAGTTGGCCAACGTTGTTTCTTCCTGCTAGCTTTAATCTGCCATCAGTTGTAATAATAGCTGAAGTTGAGTGTACCGCACCCCCGCATAGAACTATCTTCGAGGGGTTACTGAACGACAGAGAAGGGCTAACCCAGGTTCCAATAGAGTTGGTAGTATTGCCATTGCCAAATTGACCAATCCCGTTATAACCAATCCCTCGAATAGTGCCATTGGTCATAACAGCCATAGCTGTGGTGTACCAACCGCCCGCATTGTTGGTGGTAATGTCAAAATCAGCCACACCATTGATGGATGTCATTGGGCTGTTTTTATTTACAGTGGCACCATCACCCGATATTCCGTAGCCATTATAACCCCAGAAATAAAGAGTGCCGTCATTTTTGAGAGCAAGAACAGACCCGTTGTAAGAACCGGTTGCCACAAGTTTGACGATGTTGGTTATGGTGCTACACCGAACCGGGACAGTTCGAGGAGTAGAGTTCATCGTGCTCCCATCCCCCAACTGACCAGCGTCATGGCGACCAACAGCCCACACCCCTTGTGTTACGCCGGTAGCATTCCCGATAAAATAAACAGTTTCGTTCGAGTCACCCGCGTGGCCGGTGTTGGAGACGATGACGTCGGTGACTACAATGCTATTGGTGACAAACCAGGACATCCGAACAAGGGAAAGTCGGACGATTGTATCGCCCTGCCCTAATTGCCCGCTCGTGTTTGATCCCAGGCAATAAACTGACCCAACGCTGTCCAGTAGGTATATGCAGGAAAGAGACTTTACCGCCTTGACAAAAGGCAACGTCGGTGCTACTTCCCCCGGGGTGAGTCTAAGCGGTTGAAAGAAGGGGTTCTGAGCAAGATTGCTACCATTGAAAGGTGACTTTCCGCAGGCATAGGCCCAACCATCACTAAGGATCATCACCGCGCCGGCAACGGCTGCGCCACATCTAGTGCCACCACCTAGGGCATACACTGTGCGCTGCGTTTGTGTGGTGACGGGAAGATTGACCAATCTACGTCCATCAAGAGCGGGCAAATAGCCATCGCTAGCCACTCTTACGGCTTGCCCCGCAGAGCTACCATATCGCTTCGAGATGACCGTTACATTCCACAGCGTACCCTCTACCATCAGCTGAGCTCGATCTCCCGGGCGAAGGGTGATAGTCTGCGACGTACCCCCATCTTCGTCGGGAGAGATAGTCTGAAGAGCCGTAGCACCCGAAATCACCACGTTTGCCGATCCCGAATTAAGGATAGTGATTAGTTTGCCGGTATCGCCTGACCCGCTAAGAGTGAGGAGGGTAATGGTGGAAGCGGTAGACCCTGTGAACTTAACCAGCTTGCCATAGGAAGCAGACGTAAGGGTAGCGTTACCCGTTACAGATACAACTCCAGCGAGGGAGAATACTGGCGTAGAGACACCCGCCAACCCAATTTCTACTGCCGCAATCGCCGCCTCAACCTCAGTACCCCAGGTCTGGGCTTCTCCCATGTCTGCCCCTCGAGGCAAACCGCCACTCAGGGGTTGAAAGACTTGATTAGCAGTTTTAGTAAGCGTAACCATTTCTGTTCTCCTTAGAAGGGTTGATACAGCCAATCTGAGGTAGGACCATTCTTAGAACCCAGAGTTGCTATATTGAGTGAACCTGTCCCTGATCGGGGTATTAGAATAACGTCTCCGGGAATACCGGGGTAGTCAACCACAGTTGATACGCCCGAGCGATATATCCAAGCTCTAACCCCAGTAACAGCAATATCGCTCGGCAGGGTTATTGTAAAATAACCTTGGCCAATGGCAATATTAGCTGTTGATAATGGAGTCGGTTTTACATTTCTAGCAGCTTGAGATGACAAAGACCAATTAGAGTTATTATCCCCTACATAAGCCCTTATTTTGGCTTCAACTTGTGACACCCCATCAAAACTCCCCTTAACACGGGCCCACTTATAAGACCCTGAACTCTGTAGGGTCATGGGCACCCATTTACTAACCGCACGATCCCGCTTGGATCGAATAACCGCTTCTGCCGTCCCAGATGACAACGAATAAGCTATTCGACCTTCCACAGTTCCGTCTGGTAGCTGAACTACCAAACAAGACAAAGGGGCAGATGGCGTGGACATGGTTGAGTCCATGGCCACATCGGGGATAGTTGTTGGGGGAAGGGCTTCATCCGAATTTACATCCCAAGGGGTTAGCGTGGGCCAAGTCAGTGCGGTAAGCTGAACAGTAGAAGAGGAGTCATCAATTTTTGGCGGAGAGATAGCAAGGTTTATGTCCACTCCCAGATCAGGCATTCCTATGGTGATAACTCGGGTATTCCAAGCGGCCATTCCCGCCATATTGGTCTTAATGCTCCATCTATCAGTTCGAGTGAGGGCAAACTTGCGACGAGCTACTCGCTGAGCTTGGGCGGCTGAAGGGCAGAAAGGCAATTCCACAGTCATCTGTCGAGGACCATGGCTGTCAATCTCATTTTGAACCCGTGCCCAGGAAACCCCCGTCATGTCGATCTCTGACATGGCAAAGTTTCTTTCCGAGCTATAGTACTTTACAATGCAGATATTGGGACGGTCTACAGCTTCAGGACCAGACTGGACAGAGGCTTCAACAATAAAGTCCGCCGGGATATAAAGCTCAGAAGTTCTCACATCATCAATCAATGCAATTGCAAGCTTCTCGCCAACGGCAATAAACTCAGCCCCGATGCTGTCCAACACCTGTTGAAGGATGTCGCCCCTTCGTCCCTCTGAAGGCCAAATGCCCCAGCACCGTGAACGAGGCTCATACGCCGTAGCTGTTTGCACTAGCTCGTCTGCCTTGTCGGCTTCAATAGAAATCCGATCCAAGTCAAAGTCGCTAATCTCAAATTCGGGGTAGCTCAACGCTATGTGGAGTGCACAGAGAATTCCGTTGTCAGTCCAATAAACGCTGTCTGTTCTGGGATCATAAACAGGCTCACCTCGGACGATTTTCTCAAGGTCAGGGGCACCTCCCGAATAAAGGGCTAGGTACTTTTGGGTACTTAGTCCCGGGCTTACATACTTAATCAAGGATTGGGAAATGCCCCGAGCTCGATGATCCGCCGTCCACAGGTCGGGGAAGGCAGATTGAAGATCCGGCCAAGAAAGTTTGTCTGGGTCTCCGAGGTCTTCCTTGATTATGCAATAAGAGCCTCCCGAATAAGCCCAAGGCGGGGATGCTACTCGGCCATCGGGGTAAACTACAACTTCTCTCCCTCCCAAATAGTATTGCTCAGTTCCATCGATTACGCCCGAGCAGTGAAGAACAAGCCGATACCGATTGGCTCCTGTGGTGTTCCCGAAGGCTTTTAACCCGCCAATTCGGGCTCTCCCAATAACTCTAAGCTCGGTGGACTCCTCAGTGGAAAATGTGCTCCTGGCACTGGAAGGATCAATAGAAGATGATGATGAACTACCATTCATAGACCCCGACTCAAGAAGATAGCTTGCTCCAGCTACTAAAGCAGCACCAACCACCTGACCAATGGTTAGAGTAAAAGTGCCAATCGTCGCAATGGTAGTCCCCAGCCCAATAGCTCCAACCACCGCATTCACCGCAGCAGCCACTAGCGTAATCGGGTCCGCCATAGCTGGAGTGGAAAGGAGGACGGTAATCGCCAGGGCTGCGACAATTATTCTAATCACGACTAGGAACCTCCCAAGATTTAAGAACCGTTTCCGGACGAATTACACTTACAGCTTGAGTGCCCTTCCAAAGGGCTAACCCCCCGTGAACAAAGATAACGCTAACTTGACAAGTGCTAAGGAGAATAACACCTATGTCACCACAAGCCGGGTTGCCTAAACAAGGAAAGAAACCGCTCGAAGATAAGGCTTCATCAGCCCAATCTACCAAAGGTTTTCTTGAGAGCATCAAGCGGGCTTGAGTCTCACCCTTATAGTGCGGCATGATTATGTCTCGGCCGGCCTCAAGTTTAGCCCAGGATGCTGCCCATGCCGTGCAATCATTAAACCCCCAGACCACTTCTTCCGAAGCAGTTTTGGTGACGTAAGCGTTTAGACGCTCCGATCGGGTCATTGCCAATTCTCCACCACGTTCACGCCTACAAACTCAAGTCCACGGTCTCCGGGATGTCGCCTTTTCTGATCCTCCGCATTCCATCGACCTCCAGGAGCGAAGTTCTGAGCGGAGAAGATGCTTTCAATGGTAAGCGTCACGGTGCGAACCCCAATACCCTGCCACGTAAGCTTGGGAGAAGTAATTCGACCTCGCGGGAATACCAATTTTCGGGGTATCAATATCTTCTGGGTCTCTGCGTTGAACGCGGCCCACCACACATATGCTGGGCGTCCTTCCAGGTCACCCCGTGCCTCATATACTGACTTCAAGAAAGCCTGGTTAACTCCACTAAGCACAAAGCTAAGAGCAGCCGCTTGACCAAATCGGGGCTCTTCCACAGTTCCCAGCCCGAGCAATCGACCTCCTATGGGATCAGTTACTCCAAGCCAATCGATGCCGTCAAGATTGACTTTCCCAACCCCCGAGTGCAAGTACATTGGACCCGAAGGCAGGTCAAGCATGGCAAACCAGGCTCGAGCAACGTGTGGCGCTGAAAGCGAAGTCAACTCAGTTGTTGAAAAAAGAGATGACATCAGAATGCTCCACTTCGAGTAGCGTCATTGTGGCACCCTCAGATACCATGGTTCCTCGGGGTGCAGTTGCCGAGCTCTCACCCGCAAGCCTCATAACCATCGAAGGCTTTAAGGTGGCGTATTGGGTAGACAGAATATTGGCCCGTAGTGGGGGCCAAACTTGAACCACGCCAGGAGACAGCATTTTTATCACTTCATAAAGTCCGAAGTGGCTGGTAAAGCCGAAGGTATCACCCACGTCCAACAATGCGCCCCAGCTTGTTGGAGAAAGGCGGACTGCGTTATCTCCCGACGATACCGGCTGGAGGAGGGGCACATTGCCAATTCCAATGCCCCAATTCTTGCCGTTAGACCAACTCTTCCCATTAGACCAGGTAGAACCCGCAAGTTGGTTGTTTAGGGTTACTGTGGCTCCGATGTCACTCCAGGTCAATCCATCTGGATCACCAAAAGGAACTCGAACAGCGTTAGCCCCACCATGTAACGAAGTTACTAACCCTCGATACCGGCGAAATTTCTCACCCCTCATTGGCGGGAAAGAGAAAGACCACTTCCACAAACCGAAAACCGAGGACACTGTTTGTGTGTATCCTGTGAGGCTTTCAGACGAACCAGCCCCCACACTTCGGGGGCCAGCTACGGGCTCTCGAGAAATCCAGCTGAGGCCCAATGGCCAATTTACAAGTCTTGCCATATTAGAACCCCGTCTTTCTTTGGCTCATGGTATTTTGGACTCGAATAACTCGTGAATTAAACGTGCTATCCAAAGAAGCCACAGCGCGTTCTATCCTAGCGACAGCACTAGCTTCAGCACCACGAGCATCTATGTTTATTATAGTTTGGTTTCTGCTCTGATTATTCTCTCCTTTGCTGCTATTTAGATTGTCATTTGAAACAATCCCGCCATTTACGCCAGGAACAAAAAGCTCTGGGCCTTTTTCTCCTACGACATATGCTTTGTTCCTGTCAACTGGGCCTCCAGAAGCTCTAAATCCAGATATAAGGCTTCCAAAAATTGATCCAAAAAGACCTCCATTATTTGAGGTGCCCATTGTTCCTGCAAATGGACCAGACCCTGTTAGAAAGCCTTTTAGAGCCATCGATGCAAGGCTTTTAAGAAGGTCTTTTATAACATCATTAAATTTTTTACCTTTGACAACCCAAGAATCTATTGCATCTGCAAAAGAATTTGCAAGAGCAGAACTTGCCTCCTTGAATGATTTTAACTGCTCAAGAATTTTTATCTGATTTACATATTCTTTTGTAGTATCAACTACTGCTTTTTTCTCTTCATCAGTTGCTTCTCTGCCTGCTTTTTTTGCAGTGGTTGCAAGTTTTTCGAGATTTATTGCAACTAGTTTTTCTTCATTTCCTTTTCCAAAATATTGGATTTCAAGTTTTGCTTCAGCAGTAGCTAATCTAAGTTGCTCGATGTAGCGCTGGATCATGTCCAGCCCTTCTTTGGCGCCACCAGTGCCATCCTTCTTGTCGTAAAGACCTTGGATAGTTTTGCTGGCATTCATCGAAATGCTGTCGACTTTTGCATTCGTCAACTGCGGACTGAGAGTTGTATCGAAAGCCTTCTTGACTTTGTCTTTACCCTCATTCAGACCCTTGACGTATGCATCTGTCACCTTTCTGCCCATATCTTGAGCATCAGAAGACATCTGCAACTTTGCACTGCTCAAGTCGAGCTTGGAAAGGCTACCTCCATTGACGAGGTTCAAAACAGCATTGAAGCCGCTGATGATTGCATTTATGCCGCCCTGAACAATCTCAATGAGCTTGTTGACAGCCATCTTCGCAAAGTTCTCGAAGATAGCGGGCAAGTTGCTCCATACATCAGAGACCATCTGGAGAAGGCTCTGGAACAGATTGGCAATCTGCGCAGCCATCTCAGAAAGGATCTGAGGTATTTTTGAGATGTATTCTACTATGCCAGAGACTGCCTGATTGACGAAATTCGTCACAGAGTCAACAATTGACTTCCAGACATTGCTGAGCATGCTCGGGATTTGCCTGATGAAGTCAGCAGCCCTGTTGATAAGGCCAATGACAGCATTCAGAGCATCCTGAATTGCACCAACAAAAGCATTGTAGATCGACTTGCCAAGATATTCAAAAGTCGCAGGAAGGTTCTGCCAAGCAGCGATAATCGCAGCCTTAGCACCCTGGAAAGCACCAACGATGTTGGCCGCAACGTCAATGGTGATATTCTTGATCCGCGTGTATGCTCCGACCACAGCATCGTAACTTGCCTTGGTGAAGTCGATGACAGCGATTATGCCATCATACATTGCAGATTTGACGTTGCGCTTGAAATTGTCCCAGATTTCCTGCCAAGCCTTATCGAATTCAGCAGCTTTGCGCTTGTATTCGATGATTCTCTGCTCGCCTTCAGTCAGTGCAGCATTGCCATTCTTGATGGCTTTGATGTAGCGTTCCATGAACTCTACACCATCAGCACCGATGCCGACTTTCTTGGCGAACTCCATCTTGTCAATTTCGTTGTTGGCTTGGCTGGCCAACTTAGCGACATCTATGAACACGTCTTTCAGAGGACGTGCCTTTCCAGCAGCATCGTTGATTGCGATGCCGTTCTTCTGCATCAGATCAGCCAGATCTCCACCAGCAACTTGTGCCTCGCGCAGCTTCTTGGCGAATATTTACATACCCTTTGTTACGTCGAAGCTCTTGAAGCCTCCATCAGCGATCTGCTGCATGCGAAGCAAATCTTCAATGGCAAGACTTGTCTTCTTGCTGGCAAGCTCCAACTCCTGGAACTCATTGCTCCACTTCTTGGTGATTATGATCGCACCACCAACGGCAACCACAATAGCACCGATGGCTATTGTTGCTGGATTTAGAGAGGCAGCGATGGTGCTTCCGAGTGCACGGAATGTGTTCCCGACACCACCAAAGATTTGGGTGATCTGGGTTCCCTGCTGCATCAGAACAGTGAATGGCGATGCACCACTACCAAGAGAGGCAGCAACGTCATTCAACTGATACTGAAGCTGGAGAGCTTGATGGCCTGTTAGTTTCAGGTTATCGTTTGTTGCCTTGATGTTTTTGCCAAGGTCATTGAAACCCTTGCCCATCTTGCTGGCGGAATCAGACACACTCTGACTTGCTGCACGCATGTCATTTTGCATCTGCTGGACGCCAGACTTAAAGGCAGAGATATCAGCTTTGAACTGATAACTAACAGAGCCTGCAGAAACATCAGCCATCAATTTTCCCCTCGGCTTTAAGGCGATCGAACATTTTCTTCATTTCATCGCGAGTCATTGGTCTGACTTGCTGATCTTTCGAGACGCCTTTGCTTTCGAGATATCCGTCAATCGCACAGAAGAACTCTGAAAGTGATAGGTTCCAGAACTCTTCTGAGCTATAACCCAAGTGGCCTAAGCCAATCCTCATCCAGAGCTTCCAGCGCTCTCTGCCTGAGACAAAGGGCTGTCGCTCTGTTCAACCTCACCCTGTTGCGCGATGATGCCAGAGTTGTTGAGCATTTTGACAAGTGTCGTGCTGATGACAACAAGTTCAGAAGGCTGAATGCTGTCAATAGCCTTGGTTGCTTTTTCGTCAATGGCAATGTGGTTGCCTTTGAGAAGAGCAATCATAAACTTGCGAAAGTCACGAGCAGACATCTTGTCCTTGAAGACATTCGTCAGGGCATCCTCGAACGAGTCAACTTTGAACGCATCTTCAAGTTCGGCAAGAACACCTAGGTTAAGGGCTACCAAAAAGGTAGCCCCACCCAGAACCAGTTCAGTTTCGCCACGGTTCTGATTTGCCATCGTGATTACCTCGAAACAGGAGTGACGCGAATGGCAGCGATCGTGAGCGAAGTCACAACGGAATATGCGACGTTGACGTTACCGCCAGTGTCTGTGAATGCATACTGCGGGAATGGACCAATCATACGATCGCCAGTCGTCGCAGGGACAGACACAGAGACGGGAGAGACGGTGACGTTGCCGACGCCAGCCGCTTTGACGGTGTTGACGAACGGGTTGACGGTGACAGTGGCAGCACCTGCACCAGCATTCTTGACGTGGATGAAGGTGCTTTCGTCTGCAGTGTTCTGGAAGGTGTCGCCAGTTGCCGAAGCTGCCGAATAAACGGGAGCCAGACCAGTCTGGACGATTGACTGAACAGTAAGCTGTGCCATGATTTATTTCTCCTTGTGAGTTTGTTAGAAGCGAGCGATGGTGAGAGCAGCAGCAGAAGCGAACGTCACATCTGCTGTCAATTCCTGGTTGTATTGACCTGCGAAGTTCATGTCAGAGACAAGGAACAACCCAGTGATGGTCGCAAGACCAGGAATGATGACCTGATAGGTCTTGATGACGCCAGTGATGTAAGCATCAAAGGTAGAGTTGAATGCAGGATCGTCCTGAAACACTCCTTGACCTTTGAAGTTCATCGAGTTGATACCAGCACCACCAAGAAGTTCGCGCCAACGACCGACAGAGTCGGAGTGAGTAACATCAACCTGCTGTGTGCCAAAGTCAACGCTTTTGGTGCGAAGACCCATGATGGGGGCGAACGTGCTGTCCGTTGTATTCACCAGGATCGCTAGATCCTTGCCTGCATGTGCTGGCATAGCTTTTCTCCTTTCAAAGCAAGCCACATACGTGGCATTTGGGTTTAAACATTCTCAGCCAGAACTCTGACAGAGACCACTCCGTGTAATGTGGCTTCATCCGGATCCAGCATAACTGGAGTGGAGCTAGTCACAAACATCAGAACATCATTGTGCGGTGCACTCAGGTTCAGGTTCTGGAAGTGCAGAAGCCTTCTGATTGCAGCCATCACATTTCTGACCTTTTGCGTCTCTTGCGTCTGGCTTTGTGGCTGGTGCCAGACGTGAATGTCAATGTTGAACGCTTGGCCAAAAGTGTCGCTCGTCGAGAAGTCATTGCCTCCGACATCGCCTATAGTCACCCAAGTGCCTTGTGTCTTTTGAGGGACGCGATCGAACACCTGCGATGTGTGTGAAGAAAAGCCAGAATCATTCAAAAGCAATGATCTTATTGCTGTCATCACAACTCTTGTTGAGTCTGTAGCTGGCATTTACTTCCTCACGATCTTGTTGAGAGCTTCCTGCAGCAGTTTAGAGCCTACCTCTTTCACCTTCTCTGCAGCTGGCCTCAAGAAAGGTCTGGCTGCCATCTTTGTCGTTCCGTATTCAAGATGGGCAGCGTATTCTGTTCCTGCGATGACGCTTGCTGATAGCTGTCCTTGGTCGATTTCAGATCTCATAGAGCTTGCCAAACGACCAGTGTCGCTCGCAGGTGCCTCACCAGGAGCAGAGGCTTGGTGGATGACCTTGCCTCGCTTGTAGAACCTGCCTGTCTTTGGACCTTTGAGGATGCTCTGTTGAGCAGTGCTCTGAGCCATGAAGGCAGTCTGCAGAAGTGCACCTTGAATTGCTTTCTCGACGTCAGCATTCATGTTGCTGAGCGAAGCAATAAGCTCTTCTTGGCCTTTGATGTTGATGATGACTTCTGTCATGACACAAGGTTCGTTTCAACAACTTCAAGAACAAGGTATTTCCTGCGCTCGCCAGGATTGGAAACACCAATGATGTTCATAACTCGACCACGCCAAAGAAGGCGCATCTTGGTGGTGATGTCAGTTCTGTGTCTGACAGTTACGACCCATTTTCGACGAGCTTGACTTCTTCCGCCAACAATGCCTTCGACGACAGTATCTGGCTCAACCCTTGCCCACACTTCAGAAGATGTTGAGAGATCTTCCCAAACGGTCAGTTGAGAACCGTCTGTGTCAATTGTCGATGCCTGATCCTGGAATGTCACTCTTTCTCGAAGAGTTCCAGAAAGGACATATATTCGCTTGGCCAGTTTCATCAGCGGATCCTCAGAGCTTGCCAGCTATTCAGGATTGATTGCACGTGCTGCGGCATTGGATCGACTTGCCCCTCTAGGACGGGCTCACGGTGCTCGTGCCAGTGTGAGGCAAGCATTTTAATCGCTACCAGAAGGTCTTCAGGAACGAGGTCGGGAGTCGCTCCGAAACCGCATGTGAAAGTAACCTCAATCGAACCTAGCATATTGGAAGGAACAGGCGGCCAGTAGGCTCCAGGCTTGCGAGAGATGCGACCAACATAATCAGAGACTTCAACATAATAGGTTGTGGGGTCGATTGTCGTGAATGCAGATGTGATGTCTCTTGTTCTGATCTGAGTGACAGTGCCGAATGGACGCTTGGCAATCTCGATCATCCCATTGGGAACGAGCAGGGCAATTGGACCTTGTTGCATGCCGCCCCACCAACCAGAAACTCCACCTGTGGGAGCTTGTCCAGGACGATAGTCAGGAGCGACAGTATCAGGCCAGCGATCCATAACAGCAGCCCAAGTCTGTGTAAGAAGTGCAAGGCCTGTTTCCTTTTCAACACGACGACGAGCAGCTTTCAGAAGAGAAGCCATGACGCCATCATTCGGATCAATGTCGACGCGAATAAATGCCATGAGATCAGAGATTGTCACTGGCTCAGAGGCAGCGTCTGAAACGAGACGAAAGCGCATGGCGAATTCTCCTTACTGAACTTCGATGTGGTGTCCGTAAGGCACCTTTGCGAGCAGGACGACAGCAGTTGAAGTGCCTTTTGTCCCATAGACTTCGTAGCCATTACGCTCTTTGTAGTCAATGCGTTTGACGATCACAGGCGAAGGCCAGTTTGTCGGTGTGTAAACAGAAGGCAACCAAGCATCGACATCAATGGAAAGAGGCACAGCTGAATCACCAATGGTAACAAGTCGAGAAATAGCCATTTTGTTCTCCTTTGTGTGTGGTCGGCAGGGATATTTCACCCTGCCGATTGTTGTTATCAGGAAGTCTTGCCAGCATCAGCCTTGGCTTTCGCGTCGGCTTCAACTTTGGCCTTTGCATCGGCATCAGCATTGGCTTTCGCGTCGGCCTTTTCCTTTGCAGCAGCTTCGGCAGCAGCCTTGGCTTCAGCTTCCGGATCATACTTTTCGCCAGCTTCGTTGAGGTATTCAGCCCAACCAGCATCGACGAAAATCTGAGCAAGTTCCTGACCGACAGTCTGGCTGTCGATAGGATAGATGCCACCCTTTTCGTAGGAGAGCGTAACGGCACC